CTTTGAAGCACCAGGGGGGTATGTTACCTGTTAATTCATATGCTCGTACCATCAGAAATGGTGGCGGGAGTATACTTGTTAGCAGCACCTACGAAGAAAGAGACTCGCGGGGTAACCTTGCGGGGTATCAAGGGACAGGCAACTATGTTGGCTGGCCTTTAACACTACCTTCTGATGCCTTTATTTCTACAATGTACCAATCTCAGATTGGTGTCGTGATGAATGAGGCAAGAGCGAATCTAGCTGCTAACGTCGATGACGTTACGTGGGATTCTCCTCAAGATTTCTTAGAAGGTGAAAAGACAGCTAGAATGTTTGCTCAAAGAGTCCGTGACGCCGAAAGGTTTGTCGTGGATTTCAAAAAGCGAAACAAGAAGCTGTTGCGTACTGCTCTTAGGCATTTTGTCTCTGAGCGTACAGATCGGTTTGGTACGTTAAGTACTAGACCTGGTATTACTTACTTAGCTAGCCGAAAAACTGTTCAGCTGGCTCGTGACCTCAATAATATGTATTTGGAATTCAACTTTGGTTGGAAACCGCTTATGTATTCAATGGAGGATCTTGGTATGGTCGTTGCAAAACAGATCGCACCGAGTACTCGACAGAAAACTGCCGGGCACGCCTTTTGGGCGGATGAGAACAGGGTCCGTAACTTAAATGTTACAGTTCCTTACTCAGCTGCCCCCAGTATAGACTATGACTTAGTTACTAAGTTTAGGATCGATTACTGGTTTGGGGGGTACCTAATACAATCGGGTGACGCTAATTGGCGCGATCAGATGGGTTTGAATGCTGCTAACATCGTTCCAACGATGTGGGAGCTTACAACATTCTCATTTGTTGCTGATTATGTGTCGAATATGGGAGATTTCATCAGAAATATCTCTAATTCAGCTCGTAAACTTGAGCCGAGTTCCCTATATATGTCACGAAAAGTGGTGTATGAACGAAGTTATGAGAATCTATTTATTCGTAAATGGACTCCTAGGGCTGGGGACAGTATTAAACAACAGAACCATATACAATTTATGGGCTCACCTGTAAAAGAAGTGATCTTTTCACGCATACCTGTTACACGTACCGACTTGTTAGTCCGTTTCAATCTGAAGCCAGCATCCGCTGGTCAGCTCGTGAACGTTCTTTCTTTGATCGGTGGCTTGTTATCCGGTTTCGCAGGAAAAGTTCGTATTTAATAACTTAACCTTATACGGTACATTTATGTCCATCTTATTAACTGGTCCCACCACTGCGTCCACAACTCCTGTCATTACTGGCGGTACGTACACTTTTGTTCCGGATCTTCCGGCTGACAATCGTTCGCGTGTCGCTGTAATTTCAGCTGTTGGTGGTACGCAGACTGGTGTTTCGATCCATACTGCTGAAGCTCCTAAACAGTTTATCACTAAACGTCCGGCATCAATTGCCCAACCGTCTGGTTTTAATACTACTACAGGCCGATACAGTAAGGTTCCAAAAAACGTTACTCGAGTTATTTTCCGGGGATCTGCAAAGGTTTCCGCGAATCAGTGGGAAGTAATTCCGATTACATTGGATTTACCTATCCCTGCTGGGGCAGAATCATTCGATCGAGCTAATGTAGACGCGTCAGTCTTAGCCTTTATTACTGGGCTTTATGATCAACGTGTACAAATTTGTCAGGCACTATACGACGGTTTATATTAAGTTATATTCTGTTTGGGTAGTATCTTTCGATCTACATTGTCTTTCACATCCAAAATCGGAGTGATTTCTCATGAGTAATAAGCTCTTTGAAAAAGTAAAAACGACGTTGAGTCGAGAACTGCGTAGGCAGCTTGATTCACAGAATATGACCACCTTTGATGCTTTTGGAACTAATTTCGTTGCTACATATAATGTGGCTTCGCAACAGAATTCTAAAATCTTGCCTAGGGAGATAGCGGGTATTCGTTTATTGTATGAATTTGATAAACGTTTTATTCCGAAGTCTTCTAAAAACAAGTTAAAGCGCGATGAAAAATGTTGGGCAACTTTTATAGCTGCCAACGACCTTTGTGGCGTTCAGAATGAAAATTTTGAACATTTAGACAGTGATGTCTATTCTACATTGGAACTTGCCCGAAACGACATTTATAATGTCTTTTGGACAGCATTTGAAGGAGCAGATTCCCCTTTCCTTATGAATGATATCAAGGGTTATTCCCGTGATGCACTCATACCGATTGGTGGTTTTAGCTCTGGTCCAGGCTCCTGTACTGGAGTCCAAGGCAAGTCAATACTACAGAAATACCGTGGTATGTGGCATGCGTCTTCTGAAATGGGTACACGATACTTGCGATTTTGTCGCTCTGTATCAAAACCTATACATGATCTACCAAATTTTGCGGTAGAGCTGTGTCGTTCAGTCAAAGCATCGATGGTTCCGAAAAATCACGAAACATCACGCCTAATTGCACCGCAGTTTAACGGTGATCTCTTTTTACAATATCCTGCTGAGAACTTTCTTTGCCAAATGTTAGATGCGTTTAACATTAGCTTGGAAACCCAACAGGACTTGAATCGTGAATATGCCCGTAAAGGGAGTCTTCATGATAATTGTGATCTGTATGAGCACAGTTTGACTCGTCGTGCTTGGCGTCCGTGTACAATCGATCTCTCTAGTGCGTCTGACTTAATTGGTATAGAACTTTGTAAGTTCTTATTACCACCACCTCTATTTGATTATTTAGAGATGTGTCGCGCGCGGTTTATAACTAAGGGGAAAGATGAACCAGATGTCAAACTAAACATGATGGCTACTATGGGGAATGCGTATTGCTTCCCTTTGCAGACGTTGATATTTTCAGCTCTTGTTAGAGCTATGTATTTTCGTTTGGGTCTCCCTGTTTCTAAGGGGGATAGCATGTTTATGGGTGTTTACGGTGACGATATCATCGTCGACGTAACCGCGTATAAGCCTGTGGTGAATCTCCTCAAATGTTTAGGTATGGTACCCAATGTTAAGAAATGTTTCTCTGCAGGATTCTTTAGGGAATCATGTGGCGGAGACTATTTTAACGGGTATGATGTGCGTCCAGTGTATTTTGAAACACTGGACGATGACTGTGATATCTATAGTCTTGCCAATCGACTCGTCGATTGGGGGCTACGTCACTCATTTGATATCAGTGAAACCATAAGCGTCCTGTTAACAGGCGTGAATGTTCACAGGTTGATACCAATGGATTTTGGTGATCACATGGGTTTACGTACTCCTTATGCGTTGTTGAATTCGTTCCCTAAAAATTGGAGGACGACCGTTCTGCATCGTGTTGTTTCTGACAACTCTCTATATAGACCAACTTACTACATGTTTAATGTCTGGGACAGGATGAAAAGACCTGCCAGAGATAAGAATGTGTATTCTGAAATATCTTTTGAGCACCTTGATAGGTTAACTCGGAATGATGTTTTAAGATTAAGTAAGATAGAAGTATCGCTCTTTCCTTTCCTAAGGGGAGGTGTGAGTCAGAGACAGGATTGTAGGTTGTCTGTTGCCTGTGAGGGCAATCAGACAGTTCGGACTAGTTGTACCGTCTCATCCTGGGACGGAGGTAGGGAAATTTCCACCGAGTACAACTGTCATTTTTTGGATATCTTACATAACTACACATACGCTTTAAAACGTATGCTAGAGCGTCCG